TGCATTGAATGGTGCACAGATTAGTTCACTTGTTGACATCGTAATGCAAAGTGCTGCGGGTGCTGTGCCTGTGACAAGTGCTAAGGCAATTGTAAGTGCTGCATTCCCAACGTTACCACCTACAACGATTGATGCAATCTTTGCCGATGTGTTGCCAGGTAGTTTGCAACCAACCGAGGTTGTGCAATCGGCCTTTGAAAAAAAAAAAGTAGCTGCTGAAGATACAGCGGGTGATGCGCTAATAGCACTTGGTGAAGATTGGAAAGAAGAGTGGATATTGATAGACAGCTATAACGCAGATGAAGAGATTGAGCATGAGTTTGCGGTGCGCACGGGTGCGGCTCGACCAGCTGCAAAGAGTGAGCAAGATGCTGTGGTTGATGGCAAGTACTTTATTACTCGTTACGTTTACGCAGGTAGCTTTGCCCACGATAATATGCGCCCATTCTGTAAGAAGATGGTTGAAGCGGGCAAGCTATATCGGAAAGAAGATATAGTAGCAATGGAGAATGTTGCGGTTAATCCGGGTTGGGGCCCTGAAGGTGCGGACACTTACGATATTTGGAGCTTTAAAGGCGGTGGAAATTGTCGGCATTTTTGGGAGAAGCGTGTGTTCGTAGATGCAACTGGCGCAAAGATTAACCCGAATGACCCTGATGCTTCACGTATTGCTGTATCACTTGCCGAACGCATGGGATACAAGGTGCGTAATAACGCATTAGTAGCAAAGCTACCTGAAGACATGCCCTATAACGGCTTCCTTCCAACAAATCCTATTTATGGTAACCAATAATTACAACTATGGCTGAAGTATTATTAATCTCTGAGAATTATATAAAGAAGTATAGCACGGTGAACGGTAGTGTTGACCCTAACTTACTTTACCCATCTATCTACCTTGCACAGGATAAATGGTTACTTCCCTTTTTGGGAACTGATTTGCTGAATAAGATTAAGGCCGATGTAGCGGCCAACACCATATCGGGCAACTATCAAGTATTGCTTGAGGATTACATTCAAAAGATGCTGTTGTGGTGGGTTATGGTGGATGTAACGCCAAACCTTTGCTATCGTATGGACAATGGCACACTAGTGCAACGCCAGTCTGAGGACACCGTGCCCGTATCGGATGCGGTTATGAAGGATATGATAGATCGTGCAAGACAAAACGCACAGCACTACACTACGTTGTTAGTCGATTACTTATGTGCTAACAGCAGTTTGTTTCCTGAATATAGCACAGCGCAATGGCCCGACCGTTCACCACGTACGGACGTGACCAACACACTGAACTATCAATTCAGCACCGGTAATACATCGACTTCATTCCGCCCTACTTACTCACGTAACATCATTAATCGCATACCATGAGTGATAAAAAAACACTGAAGCAAGATTACACTGAGCGTTTACGCAAGTACGAGCGTGAACTATCACTAAAACTTAGAGCCAATGGCAGCAAAGAAGCAGACAAACGCACAACCAAATAAGTTTGATGTAAAAGGATTGCGCTACAAGCTGCAGTTATTCGATGGCTTTTGGTCTATACCACTTGCCTTTTTACTATTTGCTGTATCGGGCACGCTATCGGTGGCCTACTTTGGTGATGCGCTCATTAGCACCGAATACATCCAGTATATTGTATTGGCTGCAATGGTCATGGTGTTCGCAAACTTCGTGGTTTTTTTGGGCATTAGATTCAATTTTCGAGCACTACAACGGGAGATATATAACAAGGAAGTTAAGTATGAAATAAACACCTATCTAACGACATGGCAAAAGGTTGTCTTGTACCTGCTATTATATGCTTTCTACTTTGCTGCATACCTGTATATTTTACACATGCTGATGACGGTTACTGCGTAAGGGTAACGGCTTCATCATTCGTAGGTGTAAAAGAGAAGGGCGGCAATAACATGGGCTTTAACGATAAGGCTCTGCTCGTCCTTATGAAGCAAGAAGGTTGGAAGCCCGGCTACGCATGGTGTTCTTTCTTTGTCATGGCAATGCTTAACGAGTGTGGCATCCCGCACACAATCACAGGTTGGTCACCTACTGCGTATAACCGCAATGATGTAATCTTTACTGAAGGAAAGTTTGTGCAAGCATTCAGCGACAAGGATGCCCTCGTAATGACCTTAAGCTACAACAGCTTTCGTGGTAAAAGGTATAAGGGTATTGGTCACACTGGTATCGTGGACAAGGTCGGCAAATACTCTTGTCGCACTATTGAAGGAAACACCAACGAACAGGGCATGCGCGATAGCCGTACACGCGATGGTGTCTACTATAAGATTCGTCCACTAACTAAACAACTACACATAACGCGATGGGGAAAAAGACAAAGCTCTTAATAGGACTGGGTATTGCAATTCTTGCACTGACCATAGTGTTCACGGTGCGCACGTGCAATCGGCCCGTAACAAATCCTGCAGTAAAAAGATTACAGGATGTCAATGATTCACTTTACCAAATCATTCAAGTAAACAACTCCAAAACGGATAGCCTATTTGCTAAGATTGATTCACTACAGGTGCATCAGGACACCATTATCCAACAGCAACAAATCACCAATGAAATCTACCGCAATGAAACTTACAACATTCTTTCTGCTACTCCTAGTGCTACCAATAACCAGTTCCGCACAACGCTCAAAAAATCGGACAGCCTACTCAAAGCAGGATTTTACACCCGAACTTACAACTTACGATCAGCAACTTTTCAGTCTCAACTACAATAGCATGTTGTACTGGTATAACACCGCACAGGAGATAGACAGCTTATACCAGATGGAGCGGTTAAAGGTTACACACTACGCAAAGATTACAGGCATACAGGCGGCGAGTTATGAAACGCTAGCCGAAATCTATAAGAACAAGCAAAGCATAGACAAGGCCGTAGCTACTGAGAAAGACAATGAGATTAAAGAACTAAAGAAACGCAACAGGCGGTTAATAATTTCAAACACAGCCATGACTTTAGGTGTCACAGCGTTAGCTTTTTCTACTATATATTTTGCAATACTATAAAGATGGACATTCAACCAAGAGATATCATAACAATTATTGGTGGTGCGGTATCGCTCACGGGGTTGTATTACGCTTTGAAGCGTGATGTTGTAAAGGTGTCGAGCGCACTGGGTAAAGTAGAATCATACCATAAACGAGAGGTAACAATGTTATCGGATTCAATCAAAGAAACTAAAGAAGAGTTTAACACCAAGCTAAACGTTATGAAAGAAGAACAAAACAAAGCCATTGACAAGCTCGAAAAGAAGATTGATGTTATTGCTGCGCAGAACTTGACTATCAGCACCAATCTTGCGGAGTTAGCTGGGTTTATCAGGGGCACTAAATAACACCATATGCACGGACCATATGCGGAAATCTATAAAGAGATACACGCAGGTGAGGGTACGATAGCAGACCGCCTTCGCGCTGCTATGAAACGTCACAACATCAAAATGAAATACGGCTCATTTGAGCGGTTATATTTTGGTTGGCGTAAAAGACATAGCGTCGAACTTCAAACCCCTGTGAAAAAGCTTGTAAACGGCAACCTGTCCAAACTTGAAAACCATTTTACTGACTTCGGCAACATGGTAAACGAGTTGATGCCAGAGGCAAGTAACCCGCTTGACCTGCCACCATCACAGGAATCAAACTACAAGCCTTACAAATTACCGATAAACCATAATAATATTCTTATAATCGGTGATATTCACGTACCATACCACAACATACAAGCGTTAACGCTTGCATTGAAGTATGGACTAGAGAATGAAGTGAACACAATCCTGCTCAATGGTGACATCATCGACTTTTATGCAATCAGCAGATTTGAGAAAGACCCGCGCAAACGCAACTTTGGGCATGAGGTACTAATGACAAGGCAGTTTCTTGCAACACTTCGCAAGCTATTCCCGAACGCTGCTATTTATTACAAGTGCGGCAATCACGATGTAAGGTATGACCATTACATTATGCGCAATGCGCCTGACCTTTTGGGCATGGACGAGTTCAATTTTGAATCACTCATGCACTTGGATAAGTACAATATCATATTTATTCCCGATAAGCAGATAATACACGCGGGCAGGTTGACCATATTGCACGGGCATGAGCTGGGTGCATCCGTGTTCAGTCCCGTAAACATCGCACGCGGGTTGTTCTTACGTGCAAAAGACAGCGCATTGTGTGGACACCATCAC